ACAAAAAGCTGGTGATCTAGCTAAAGCCGTTGAAAAAGTAATGTCAGATTTTTCTGAAAAAAGAATTGATAAATTTATTAATCAATATCGTCAAGATTCAGCTCCATTACAGGCTTTCCAAAGCAAATTAGGTAAATCTTTAATAGGTGAGCAAAAAGGCACAACGATTGCTACTACTGCTGCTCAAGACATTCCTAAAGCCGTATTCAAAAACAAAGAAAACTTTGATAACTTTGTTGATGCTATTGGCGGTGACAGAAAACTAGCCCAGGCTGAGGCTCAGAAATACTTTGCTGGTCAATTACAAGGTAAAAAGGCTTCTGAAGCCAGAAAATTTATTGATGACAGAAATACCCGTGCAATGCTTAAAGAAACGGGATCTTATGACATGGCTAACAACTATGTCCGTCAATTAGAACAAGCCGAAAAGCGTGGAGCTACTGCACTAAAGCGTGGCAAAGCTAGAACTGCTACTGCTGAAGAACAAAGAAAGTTACAGTCAAAATTACAAAAAGTAGAGTCCGATATTAATAGAGCTGATGTTTATACCGATCCAGCTAGGAAAATTAAATACATTAATGACAAAGCTGAAGAATTGGCTAATTTATTGCCTTTAGAGCAAAGAGATCAGTTCTTAAGAGAAGTTCAATCAGTGGTTAGCGCTGAGGAAAAGAAGCAAAAGATCATTAAATGGACAAAAATTGGTATTGGTCTTGGCATTGGTTATGGAGCTAGTCATGTTGCCTCTGGATTTTTAGGAAAATGAGTAAAAAAAGTAAAGGTTTAAACCCTGATCTTGAAGATGCTGTTGCCAAGCTGCTAAGAGAAGTCATGGCAGATGAAACAGCTTCCCTTACTGACAAATGTAAAGTGATTGACCGTATGGTGAACATTGAAAAGCTCAAGCAGAAGATTTCTGACGATGAGTGGGGTTCGGGCTTTGGCAATATTGATGATATTGATGAGTAAGATTATACTGTGATCTTTAATCAATCATTAGGGGATAGATATGGAAGCAGTTGCATTGGTACGCCTAGCGTTAGGGGTCATTACAGACCGTTTGATTACGATTTTGGCGTTAATAGCATCAAGCATTATGTGCGGTTGGACAATGTGGAATCCCATGTGGGAACGAGTAACAACACTAGCAATATTTGTAGTTTTTTGCTACCTTGTAGTCAAGACAAAAGAAAGGATTAAAAATGAGCCTCAAACCGAAATCTGAAGGAAGTTCAGGCGGAACACCTCATAAAAGACCAACAGAAAGCAACCAACAAATTGCTAAATCTGTTCGCCCACAATTGCCTAGAGATGGCTCAATGGGTGGAATTAACACTACTTTGACTGGAAAAATACCAGCAGGTTATGTTTCCGTCTGGAACTTTGACGATAACCGAAACACCAAAAATTCATCAACCACTAAACCTGGCAACGCTGGTAAAAAGAGTATCTACTAATGGCTAATAATATTGCTTTTCAACCGATGGGCAATACAGTATTGCTTGCTTGTACTACTACGACTTCAAACGCATCAATTACTGCTGTCAGCCCTGTAAATCAGTACATGATTGTCAATACTGGCAATGTGGCAGCTTTTGTTACTTTAAGCGGTAATGCAAATGTGACGGCAACCGTTGCCAACGCTACAGCAAACTCAACATCATTTTGCGTAGGCGCTGGATCAACCAAAGTCATCACACAATATCAAAGCAATGCTAATGTGACTGTATATGCTGCTGGAATTACCTCATCTGGTAGCGCCAATGTATTTATTACTCCAGGAGAAGGATTATGAGTTTATTAGATAAGATCGAGTCTTTTGTAAGCAAAGAATGTATTGAAATGGGCAGTGCAATGCACCAGCTTATTCAACGCTTTGTTGCTCATGCTGAACCACAAGAGGAAGCACAAGCGATTACCGAAGTAGCCCCTGAAGTTGCTCCTCCTGCTGATGTAACCCCAGTAGAGCAAACTCCAGCCGAGTAATGGATAGAAAGCCCGCTGCTGCCATAATCGCAAGCGCAGCGGTGCTTGTTGGAGTTGCTGTACATGAAGGATATAGTGGCACTGCTTACCAAGATGTAGGCGGTGTTTATACCGTTGGTTATGGTCAAGCTGACGGTGTCAAAAAGGGTGATAAAACAGATCCCGTAAGAGCGTTAGTCAAGCTAGAAGAAAGTCTTGATGAACACGCTAAAGGCATGGTGAAGTGTATTCATGTGCCTATTTCTCAAGGAGAATACGATGCTTATTTGGATTTTACCTATAATGTTGGGGTGTCTGCTTTCTGTCATTCAACCCTTAATAAAAAACTTAATTCAAATGACTATGACGGGGCTTGCAAAGAGCTTCTAAAGTGGGATACGGCTGGAGGTAAGGTCGTTCCAGGGCTTTTAAAACGCAGACAAGAGGAATATGAAAAGTGTTCGGCTCAATCCAGTTGAAATTGATTTCTTACTTAGTTGCTATTACTTTGATTTTCAGTGCTGGCTGGACTATCAACGGATGGCGATACGAAAAGAAGATTGCAAGCGAGAAGATTGCTCAGGAACAAGCAATAGCAGCCAAAGAGAAAGAAAATCAACAGGCAGCCGATCAGATTAGGAGAGAAAAAGATGCTCAAATTAACGCTATCAACAATCAGCTTGCTGATGCTCTTATCAAGTTGCGCTCAAGACCCAGTCGTAGTCAGTACAGCGCCAACAATGGACAAGGTGGAACTGGGCTGTCCCTTTCTGCCGAGGATGCAGCTTTTCTTGACAGGGAAGCTGCCAGAGCAGACGGATTGCGGACAGCGCTAGAAGCCTGTTACAAACAATATGATGAGGTAAACAATGCCACTCGCTAAAGGTGTAACAAATAAGACTGTGTCAGCAAACATCCGCAAGCTGATAGGAGAAGGTCGAAAGCAAAAACAAGCGGTAGCAATAGCGCTATCAGAAAAGCGTAAATCAAAACGATCCAAGCGAGCAAGTAAAAGGGGTTAGGATCATCGACTCTCATTACAAGTCTTTAGCTAAAGCAGTTACTTGGCGCATGACAGGTAGCCTTGACACATTTGTTTTGTCTTGGATTATCACTGGTCATGCCTCCCTTGCTTTCTCCATTGCGTTTATAGAGTTATTTACCAAGATAGCCCTGTATTGGCTACATGAGCGTATCTGGGTAAATATTAAACTATGATTCATTGGGTGCTAGGTTTGAATGGGGCTTCTCCTCCCCAAACAAAAACAAATTGTTGCACTGCAACATTACTCAGCAGGGATCAATCTTCCCTCAAAGGCGTAAGTGCCTATATGAGCGAGTTGACACCAAGGAGCAGCGTGGACTTTACCACCTATCTGTCTCCAAATACGACAGAAGTGATAATCCTCTGACAGCAAGCGACCTGTTTCAGGCTCAATTGAAGTAGCAAAGAACTCTCTAATCTCATCTCTTTGACCTACTGTTCCATTCAAATCAAGAACATCATTTAGGTAAGATGGAACATGATCGGAGAGCTTTTCAAACACTTCACGCTTAATCAGCATAAATCCAGTACCACCATTGAAGATCTCTACAGGCTCATTTACTGGGACTGTTACTTCCCCTTGATAATCTACCAAGTTAACTACGAAAGAGCCTGTATGAAACTTTAATTGATCGTCAGGCACACCATTTGCAATTGCTTGTCTTACTGATTGCCAATTAATCTCTTTTTTAGGGTAAATACCGCAAATAATGTCTTTATCAGCCTCAATCATTTTGACAATGTCATGCGGATTGAACTTAATGTCTGCATCAATAAACATAAAGTGAGTTGATTCACTTTTTAGGAAGGTGGCTGTTAGAGCGTTTCTGGCACGGGTGATAAGGCTCTCATTAAACATAAAGCTAAAAGAAGCGCCAATTTTGTGTTGAGCAAACACCATCTGGGCTTGCATTGCTGATTGAGTGTAGTAACCAGCGTTCATTCCTCCGTACATAGGCGTACTGATAAACAATTTCACTTGAGATAGATCGGTCATAATAATTCCATAAAGTTTAAGTTGCGATAGATCACTCCATCATTCCATTTGCGATTAGTAGCTTTTTCATACAGATAAATCACTTTCTCTGGATAAACAAACAAGGGATCGCAACCCTCAAAGCAAAAAGCATAAACCAGTGGTGCTTTCTTACTGCTGAACCATTCCAAAAACATCGGAATCATCTTTATTTCTTTTTCCTTGAAATTGGCTGTTCCTTTGACATTAACCACCATCGTTTCATCACCTCTACTGATAACAAAATCAGGTAAATTGCGTAAAAGACAAGGCAAATTGAAAAAATTAGCCACATTTCCATGCTTGCTATCAAAGCCAACCCTACTGACTTGATAGCCGTTAGATTCACTCCATTTTTGAAATAAAATCTCACCCTGGTCAGCAACAGACTGCCTTTCTGCATAGGTATTTGATCCATTCACTAGAATCTGCCGATAGTGAGCCAAAAGCCATAACCAAAGATAGCGACAAACGCTAAAACACCCATAAAAGCCCAAAAACCATCGTATTCAGGTGTTTCAGGCTTGTGGAAGGCAGCTGCATAGTCTGCATCTCTGAACGCCTCAGAAGCGCTCCTATAAGTTTTACCCTCTCCGTAGTTCCATTGGCTCATTTCTCTTGTGCCTTTCTTAGTGTTCGCCAGACAATTCAAGTTGTAAGTTGCCTACCAAACCTTCTCTATCAACTATGTTTTGGGTGCAGTTTTCAAAGGCTTCATACAGCTTTTCACGCAACTTTAGTATTTCTTGTTGGTTATAGGTAACTATTTGGCAAGTAAGTTTTAATTCAATTTCTTTAGCTTTCATTTCTCTTGTGCCTTTCCAATTAAAACGGTAGTTACATTTACATAAGCAACATAAGCAAATCCTACCCATCCACCAACAATAACGGCAGAACCATACACACAAATAACTAATATTACAGTCAAAATTAAACCTTTAATTGCGTTCATGTCTCTTGTGCCTTTCTTAGTAATTCATGCGCAAACTCAACAACACCTTCATCAGAAAATTCATAACTATCAAACAATTTAATTATTTCCTCATCTGTTAGGGTCTTTGCTGGATGGGTGTAGAGTGGAATATCATCCCAACTTTCTTTTTCGCTAGTGACTGTTGTTTCAGTAAAACCAAACTGCAATTCATTTTTACCTATCCACGCTACTGGTTCATTATTCATAAATACCCCCTTAAATGAGTGCCAGCTTGTCCAAGAAGTTGGCTGGCTCAACCCCTAACTACCTGGCTAATTCACGCCAGATTCCCCCTGGACTGGTGTTTCATCAATTGCGTCTAACATCACAACGCAACCCCCGCCTTTCATCGGCAAACCTCGCTCAATACGAACCCATTGCACTTGAACATCATTGTCAAAGACTCCAGCATCTTGCAAAGCATCAAGAATCGGCTTAATACAGTTATCAACATCCATAAGGCGCTTAGTGGCAGGTCTAAGAATGATGTCAACCCACATCGGTTTATCACCAAACTTAGGCACTCTGAACTCAGCGCAATACTCTGCGACTGCTTCTTTAAAATCCCTACCCCGCTTGCTAACAAATCTACGATTGCCAGAAGCGATCCAGTAATTGTTGATACTGGGAGGGTAAGGTAAATTCATCAAAATCATTAGTAGCAGCTTATAGGTTTAAATTGACCATCTGTTTCAGTATCCCAGCAGCAGACACCACCGCTTGAATCTTTCTCGCAACGAGTGACTGCATGACATTGAGTTGAACCCCATAAAAAGAAAAAGGTGGCAACAACAAATGTATAAATTACAAATCTCATATAGCCTCCCTTAAAGTGTTGCGAATGATTTTGTCCATCAAGTGATGCAGTTTTTCCATGTTTTTGCAAATATCCTCGTTATTCACCCTGTGAGGACTTCTCCAACTTTTCAAAACTGCGTTCTTGCAAACCTTACAGTGAATCTGAAAGCCATCTGACCTAGCTTTGTCTTTGTGAAATTCAGTAAGTGGTTTAGTTTGCTTACACTTGTTGCAATGTTTCATAAATATCCCCTTTTATGAATCAAAATGGTACTTCGGAATCATCAACCCTACGATTAACTTCCTTGGGATACTGAGTATCCTTATTAGGCGACCAGTTATCCTCAGACAAGCTAATTAGGCTACCCTTTGGAGTTTGCTTAGTCCATCCTGCAATCTTGAGTGTTTGACCAGCTTTGTAATCCTCAGAAAGCAATAGAGTGCCTTTCCAATCAGGTGATCTATCGTGCTTCTTTTCGTTTTGAAATAAAACCCCTTTGCCCATTTGAGCGATGTGTCCGTTAGCCATTGTTAATTTCCTTTCTGTAAATTGCGATTTTTGAGAGTAGTTTTGCTGTTGCATTGCCGTCAAAAGTTTTT